TGTTGTACAACATTCCAATCCAGATAATATCAATTTACCAATACCAATTAGAGTTCCAATTACTTATGCTCCACAAGAAAAATTTATAAGAAGACTGTTGGAGCCCTCATCGATAACTGATGGCACTAGAATCGAAACACAATTGCCTAAGTTGAGTTATATCATAACTAGCATAAACCCGGACAACAGTAGAAGAAGAAATAAATTTTCACCAGTAACCTCATATACGAGTGTAAACGGTGAATGTACATCTACAGTAGGAGAACAAATTTTAGAACAAGTTCCTGTAAATGTCCAATTTTCATTGTTCATTTATACAAGACATATAGATGACACTCTTCAAATTTTTGAGCAAATTATACCATATTTCAATCCAGATCATATAATTACCATGGCTTTGAACGATGTTCAAGGTGATGTAAAAATACCCATAACTATGGTTGGTAATAATTTAAGTGAAAGATTTGATGGTGATTTTAGTAATAGAAGAATAAATATTTCTTCAATAACTTTTGTTGCCAAATCATATATTTACGGAAAAGAAAGATCTTCTATTAACAATATTAATCCAGATTTGATCGATATTAATCTTGATTTGGACTTTTAATGAATATCAATAAAAATTTAGCTAATTTTTTTAATGTACCCGCACAAAGTGAAACTAGTAAACCAATTGCTGGTGGTACGTTTGACTCCGCAAGTTTTCAAAAAGATTACCAATATGTTCAACAAAATCTTAAAGATCTTGTTAACAATGGAAATATGGCACTTGAAAGCGCATTAAAAGTTGCAACGGAATCTGATAGCCCAAGAGCATTTGAAGTTGTTGCTATTTTGTTAAAGACTGTGGCAGATCTTAATAATAACGTTTTAGACGTTCATAAAAAAGCCAAAGATGTTACTGGAAGTAAAGTAGAAGTAAAACAAACAAACAATTCGGTTTTTGTTGGATCCACAAAGGATTTGCAAAATCTTTTAAATAAAGAACGAAGTACAGAAAAAGAAGTTGTAGATGTTGAGGTTGTGAACAATGAGCGAAAAGAATAATACAGGCTACAGAAATAATCCAAAGTTAAAACCACCTGGCGTAGAACTTCAATATACGGAAGAACAATTAAAAGAATACGTCAAGTGTGCCAACGATCCTGTATATTTTTGTAGTAAATACGTAAAAGTAAAAACTCTTGATAAAGGAGTTATGCCATTTGAATTGTATGATTATCAGCAAAAATTTGTAAATGCCATTCATGCAAATAGATTTGTAATTTCAAAATGGCCGAGACAATCTGGTAAATCTACATCGGTAATCGGATATATCACTCACTATGTTACTTTTAATCAATCTGTTAGCTGCGCAATTCTTGCAAACAAATTAAAAACGGCTAAAGATGAATTATTTGCAAAATTACAACTTGCATATGAAAATTTACCACATTTTTTACAACAAGGTGTAGTTGAATGGAATAAAACTTCATTTAAACTCGAAAATGGTTCGAGAGTTATATGTGACGCAACTTCATCCAGCGCAATTCGTGGTGGATCTTTTAACTTGCTTCTTCTTGACGAATACGCCTTCTTGCCCTCTCACGTGGCCGAGGAGTTCTATTCATCCACGTATCCAACTATATCCGCAGGTACAACAACTAAGCTCATAATCGTTTCTACGCCCAATGGAATGAATCACTTTCATAAACTATGGGTAGATTCAAACAGACCAGACGGACATAAATTAAAAAATAAATTTATACCTGTAGAAGTAAATTGGAGAGAAGTTCCAATAACACCCGGTGGCCCAAGAAGAGATGATGTCTGGGCAGCGGAGCAAATAGCAAATACTAGTGAAGAACAGTTTCAACAAGAATACGGATGCAGTTTTCTCGGATCTTCAAATACATTAATTTCTTCTACAAAATTAAACGTACTGGCTCCAGAAGAATTTTTAAGTGAAGATTCGGAAGGTCTCAGAATTTTTGAAGAACCTAAAAAAGACAATATTTACTTTTTAATGGCAGACGTTTCACGTGGGCAGGGTTCAGACTATTCTGCATTTACGGTCGTTAGTGGAAATGAATCACCGTATAAAGTTGTTGCAACTTATAGAAATAATACAGTAAGTCCCTTTAATTTTCCAAATGTTATTAAAAAAGTAGGCGAAAGATATAATAATGCTTACGTTTTAGTAGAAACAAATGATATAGGTGGTCAAATTTCAAATATTTTGTATAATGATTTAAGTTATGAAAATCTTTTGATGACAAGAATAATGGGAAGAAAGGGACAAGTGTTGTCGCAAGGATTTGCTCAAGGAAAGAGTGAAATGGGTCTTCGCACAACAGCTCAAACAAAAAAATTAGGCTGTGCAATTTTAAAAAGACTTGTAGAAGAAGACAAAATTTTAATCAATGATGAAAGAATTGTCCAAGAGTTGATGACCTTTGTATCAAGATCTAATACGTTTAAAGCAGACGATGGTCACCACGATGATTTGGTTATGACTTTGGTGTTCTTTGCGTGGCTTTGTAGGCAAGAATATTATGCAGATTTAATCGAATCCGCAAAAATGAATTATGAAGAAGCCAAAAAACCAGAAGATGATAACGTTTTGTTTATGTTAAATCCAGATGAGGGGGAAGATGGTGAATTCAAAGCAAATGGTGTTCTCTGGTATCCTGCTTAAAAATTATAAATAATTTTAAGGTAAAAAAATGGCAAACCCAAAGCTAACTTCTTTTTTAAGTGCTAACTACTATAATCAAAGTACAAATACAAACCCTATCCTTTATTATGGATTTTTGGCTGGATCTACATATGCCCCCCCAACTTTTAATGGAGTCTCTGGTGCTGCCAGCAACAATCCCGGAGGATTGTTTGGCTGGTTAATTTATTCGAGAGCAGAACTTTCAATTCCAACAAAAGGTGCTACAACGGATTCTTATATTGTATATACTAATCCAAATGACTTAGTATTTGATTTAGATCAGTTATCTGGTGTTACGGCTTGTTTGCTTACAACTTCAAATACCCAAGGTGGAACTTTTGGTTTTTTCTCATCAGATAGATCTCAAATAACCGGAAAAACAAATGGAAATGACTTTCTATCAGCATTATATTCACTTGCATATGGTGGTGGGATCGTAATTACAGGAACTACAACAGGATTCATAAATTATGAAACTGCCAATGAAAATTATCTAGACCTTTTAATGTGTAAGGGAACAACAGCAGAAGCCAGATATCTTGAAAATGCAGTTTCTACTATAGGAATTTTTCCATCAGTCAATGATGGTGCAGGACAAACAGCATTAAATTTTGATGCACTGTTTACATCAGCAGCTTTAGTTAGCGGTAGCACCGTAGCAGATAGAGTTGTTTCTGTAAGTGGAAAAAATTACAAATTTAAAATTCCAACTCCAAGTTTGGATAATAATACAACTTTTACGCATACTACAAACTTGGTCTCCGATGTAGTTGGTGCATTTACTAATGCAAAATTAAGAAATAGTATTTACTACACGGTTGCGGGGCTGGACACTTCGCCAGTATTAAATGGTGTAGTCCAAACACCCATATTGTGGACAGATACCGGAACAAAAAATATATTTAAGAAAAATAGAGTAAATTTTTATACACAATTAAATAAAACTTATTTTATGGGATTAGATCTTGTCGGAGCTACTGCTGGGGCCGACTCATCATATACATCAAATGATAGAATCGGCCCATCCAAATTAAGAGTAGATATTGAAACAACTGTTAGAACCATTGTATTAAAATATGTGTTTTTGCAAAATAATGCAACAACACGAGCTTCAATAACATCAGAAGTTTCATTCTATCTACAATCATTGAGTGCATTTTTGGATCCAGCATTTACACAAATTATATGTAGTGATGCAAACAATGACGATAATAGTGCAACTCTAACCATTGATATTACTGTTAAGCCACTAATAGCATCCGAAGAATTTACAATTTCTGTAACTACAGAATCAAGCACATAATATGGCAGTATCAATAAATTCAATTCAAGCTTTTAAAGAAAACTTTGGAGGAGGTTCCAGAGCTAATAGATTTGAAATAGTGAATGATGCGTCTATGTGGCCGACAGGGATTTCAGTAAATAGTAAAGAATACTATAAATTCTATTCGTCTTCGTTGCCAAGAACAGAAGTTGGAACAGTTTACGTTGGTTATAGAGGTAGAACTTTATCTCTAGCGGGAGACAGAAGCTACACTGTTTGGAATATAAGCATTTATGATGACAACAATACTGCAGATAATCTTTGGCAAGCATTTCATAGATGGAAAGAAAAATTAGACGGCCACATTAATCACCAAGTTGATACAAGTGGTTCCGGTACTAACAATTACGCTTCTTATAAACATTTACAAAAAAATTGGACAATAAACCAATTACAAATAAACGGAGATAAACCGATAAGAACAATTAAATTAGTAAATTGTTGGCCAAGTCAAATTGGTGGTATTAACTTAGATATGAGTTCCCCAAATCAAGGAAATTTTAGTGTTACTATGACTTTTGATTGGTTTGAAATATTGTAATGGAGAAATACTATGCCATCAATTTTTGATTTCAAACAAGCTTTTAACGGTGGAACCAGAGAAAATAGATATATTATTTCTGGTAAATTTCCACAAAATATCGGTGAAGCAATAAGCCATTTTCACGTAACTGCTACTCAAATTCCAACCGTTTCCACTTTAGTAATGGAATACAATTATTTTGGAAGAAAATCATATTATCCGGGTGAAAAACAATATGGCTCTTGGTCTATAAGAATCGTAGACGATGTTAATGATGGTACTGGAAATACAAGAGATATGTGGAAAAAATTTAGCGATTGGCAAAATTTAATAAATTCACATACAACAAATATATCTTCACCACAAAATTCTTATAAAATGGATAACTGGAAAGTTCAACAACTGGATTTAAATGGTGAAACCCCGATCAAAGAATTTGGTTTAATTGGTTGTTGGCCTAAAACAATAGAACCAATTGTTTTTAACATGGCAAACCCAAATACTTTAAATCAATTTGCTGTTGTTTTGATATACGATCAGATCACTCTAAGCTCTGGAAAGTCATCGATAACCAAAATAACCCCAATAAACCAAACCTAATTATATTAGAGGTAATAATGGAAATTGAAGCTTTTGGTTTTGAATTTGGTAAAAAGCAGCAAACAAAGGCAGAGAAACAAGAACAAGCTCTCCAAAAATTTACTGCTCCTGAAGTTTTTGACGGTACTGTAACTGTCGAAGCTGGTGGCTATTTTAGTTCAGCCATTGATTACACTGGAACTCTTAAAGATGAATCTAGTTCTGTTATTCAATACAGAAACATGTCGGTTTATCCAGAAGTTGACAATGCAATCGATGAAATAGTAAATGCTTCTATTGTAAAGGGAACTGATTCGAGACCAGTAAAACTTAATTTAAATGATCTTCCGATACCAGAGTCTATTAAAGTAAAAATTTACAAAGAATTTGAAAAAATAGTTCAGCTTTTGGATTTTAATCATAAAGCATATGAAATTTTTAGAAGATGGTACATAGATTCTAAAATTTTCTACAATATCGTTATAGATAAAGACAATCCACAGGAAGGTATCAAAGATATCGTTCCCATAGATCCGCTTAAAATTAAAAAAATAAGAAAAGTTAAAAAAGAACAAGAGAGAACAAAGTCTGGTTCTGTTTCCGTAATTAAAGAAATAGAAGAATATTACCTATACACTGATTCTGATAGAGAATCATTCATGATGACTGGTCCAGGTGGTCTTCATTTGTCTTTGGATAGCATAGTGTATGTTCCTTCTGGTCTCATCGATCTCAATTCAAAAAGAGTTCTTGGCTATCTGCACAAGGCCGTAAGACCTTTAAACATGTTAAGACAACTAGAAGATGCTCTTCTAGTTTATCGTGTAGCCCGAGCACCAGAACGCAGAGTATTCTATATTGACGTTGGTCAGCTGCCAAAACAAAAAGCAGAGCAGTATATGCGGGATATGATGAGTCGTTTCCGCAACCGAATCATTTATAATCAAAATACTGGTGAAATTCGTGATGAGAGAAACCATCTTTCAGTTCTTGAAGATTATTGGTTACCAAGAAGAGAAGGTTCACAAGGAACTCAAATCACAACTCTTCCCGGTGGTAATGCGATGTCTCAAATTGAAGACGTTGATTACTTTAAAAAGAAACTATACAATTCATTGAACGTACCTCTAAGTCGTCTTGTTGCCGAACAAACGGGATTCAATATGGGACGTTCTGTTGAAATTACAAGAGAAGAAGTAAAGTTTTATAAATTTATAGAACGTCTTCGTCATCAATTTTCAAGGTTATTTTTGGATTTCCTACGAGTACAATTACTTCTTCGTGGTGTTATTACGGAAGAAGATTGGTCGGTTTTAAAACAACAAATCAAATTTGTTTACAATACCGATAATTATTTTTGGGATTTAAAAGAATCAGAAATTTTGGCAGAAAGAATTAAAATCCTTTCAATAGTCGAACCATATGCTGGAAAATATTTTTCTACAGAGTATATTCGCGCAAAAATATTGAAACAAACAGAAGAAGATATCAAACTTATTGACGAGCAAATAAAGATAGATAAAGAGAAGGCTCAAAAAGAACAGATGGCTTTGATGGCTCAACAACAAGCTATGGCAATGCAAGGAATGGCTCCTCCCGGCCAAGAACAGGCTCTACAATGAAACATCCGTCAACTTTAATACTTCAATCTGGTATAAATGATCTGATTAAAGAAAATGATTCTGCATTTAAAAAAAGTTTGATAAATTCACTATCATTAAAGTTAAATGAGGCAATAAAAGAAGTTGAAACTGAGTTTAAATCAAAAATAATGTTATCTTCAGATAACACTGATTTTTCAACAGAAATAAAAGAATTTATAAATTTTGTTGAAAACTATGATTCAAAATTAAAAAATAAATTAAAATTAAAAAATGGAACTTTCATAAATATAAATGAAAATGAGTTTAAAAATCTAAAGGAAATGTTTGACACTTTAAATAACAAAAATAAAAATATTTTTGTAAAAGAAATAACTGAAAGTCCAGCAAAATTAAAAGATAATTTAGATTTTTACAAGAAAGCACAAAGGGTATTGAAATGAATGAAAATGTAAGAAAAATGGTAAAAAATGTAATTGAAGAAAACGCAGTTGATTTTAAAAAATCAGCTTCAAAAGCTTTGTATGAAAAAGTTGGAGATAAGTTAAAACAACAATATATTGCTGTATCGCAAAATTTATTAAAAAAAAAGTAAATGAAGATGTAAATTTTTCAGCAGGAGTCTCAAATGTTGGGACTCCTGTTTCATTTGGTTCGAGTCAAAATTTAGCAGCACAATATCCTAATTTTATAGCACAGACAACTCCACCAGGCTCTCCTGGTCAAACACCACCAACTGGCCCCGGAAGAAAAGGTCGGCCACCACAACAACAACCACCCCGTCCATCGTGGCCACCTTATAGTTGGCCACCACCACCCCTTTGGGACAGACCCGATACTTTTTGGCTAGACCCCGAAAGCATTCCTGAACCAGATAGTGATGATTATTTCCCAGATTGGGTTGGTCCAGATGATCCACCATCAATGGATGATTTTCCACACGATCCGAATAACCCAGACGATGTTCAGAGAGCAAGAGAAGCCTTTCAAAGGGCAATGGAAAATTGGAGAAAAGCAAAAGAAGCTTGGGATAGAGATCAAAGAAGACGGGAGCAATATTTAAGAGACAGAGATAGATATTTTAGAGATAGATGGAGACAAATAAAAAATAGAGAAAGAGGTAGGGGTCCTTCTAGACTTAGAAATAATCCAAGATATAGAGAAAATAATCCGGCTTACGGAATACCAGGACTACCTTCTGATTATGCATCAGATCCATCTGCACCACAAACACCACCACAACCACCACAAAATT